TTCCAACCTGCAGCTCTATTTGCTTCGTGGACGTATGGGTGTAATTCTTTATATATCCAAGTATCATTTAACCACACTAAATCTGATTTTCTTTTTTTTTGTAGGTTCTTAACTTCTTCTTTATTTAATTTTTTTTTATCTCCAAACCCACCAGTTCTAGCCATAACTTCTTTTTGTGCATTTGCATATTGTATTACCTCATCACAAAATTTAGGTGTTAATGCACCACTAAAATACCAATAATAATTAGATATATTCATACGTTATAGTTTGTACAAAATTTAAACTATCCTTTTGATTATTAGTTAAGTAATACATATTAGTTGATGGAAACATAATAAACATATTGTTTTTAAGTGGTATATCCCAAGATCTACCTTTACGTCTATTATCTTCATAATGTATTCTAACCATACAATTTTTAACATTTACACCATAAAGAAATGTGTAATCAGGAGAGTTTCGTAAATCTACCGGATCAATATTTAATAGGGGTGTTGTTATTTCTTGAGGTTTATACATGTTACCCCATATATTTTTATTAACTAAAGTAAAATTATAATTTAAATTTATATGTTCTCTTACATAAGTATTTAATTTATCCAACTCTTTTGAAAATGGAAAAGGTGAATCTGTAACATTTGAAGTTAATATATCTTGTTGTAATTTATCTCGATCAATGTCCCAGTCTTTAGGCATTGCCACATCACCATGATATAATGCTATTTCAGATAATACTTTCTTTTGCATACCACATACCTTTGTAATTTACACTGATGGGTCTGTCAAGTCCCAAGACTGGCCTTCTTCATTCCAAACATAATATTGCATATTTGTTTGTTGTTCTTCTGTTAATGCAGGAGGATCTCCAATTGGTGATTGCCATCTAGCTTCAGTTGTATTTTTTACCCAAGATGCGTGTGGTTTTTTAGGAAAAAACATATTATTGTCTTCGTCCCATTCGTAACCTATACCTGCGTAGTTTCCTCTAAAAGGTGTGCCGCCTAATTTGTGTTGATTACCAGCTGTATTATAAGATGTTTGAATCCACATTTGTGCAGGCCAATTATTGTGTAGTTCCAAATATTGTTGACCTACTGCTTCATCCTCAACACCATCAGCATTAAGCATATCTTTATTATCCAAAGTTAATACTGATATAACTTTTCCGTTAGCTCCTAATTTTGCAAAATGTGCCATAATATTCTCCTTATATATTAATTTTAATTATCATTCAACCGTTATGAACCTTGAAATTGATATCTTATTATTACTATACCTGAACCACCTGTGCCTGCTAAACCATTAGGAGATGAGCCTGGGTTAGGTCCAGCACCACCTGCGCCACCACCTGTATTTGTGGTTCCACTACCAGCTGCAGAAGGTCCTTGATTTCTTGCACCATCTCCACCACCACCATTTCCACCAGCGCCTATAGGTCCAGGACCATAAAGTCCACTACCGCCACCACCTGCATAATATCTCACTGATCCAACAGGTCCAGGTGTTCCATAACAAGTGGATGTAGTTATAGCTGAATAGCTTCCTATACCACCATCACCACCTCCAGGTGATTTACCATCACCACCAGTTGCTCCAGCACCACCACCTCCTCCAGAACCATTTGCATTAGGTGTTGGACTTGATACTCCACCTCCAGGATTTCCTTGAGCTGGAGATACAGGAGGTGTATTACCTGCACCAAAACTTGAAGATGGGCTGTTAGAACCTGCACCACCACCAGATCCACCAGAACCAGCAGGGGTACTATTACAATTGTCTCCAGGACCACCTCCACCACCACCAGCGGATGTTATTGTTGAAAAAGTTGAATTTACACCATTTCCACCAACTATAGCTGACGGAGGAGAACTTCCAGCAGTTCCACCACCTCCTACAGCTATTGAATATCCTTGCACTGACACTGGTAAAGCAGCTACAGGAGCTGGAGAAGAACTTAATGGAGAAACGGTATAATTGCCTGATGCAGTTCCACCAGAGGCTCTAAAACCTCCAGCACCTCCTCCAGCACCGCCTTCAGTTCCACCGCCACCACCACCGCCAGCTACAACTAAATAATCTACTGTATCTACACCTTGAGGATTACCTGAACAAGAAACACAAAATGTTCCAGGACCTGTAAAGATGTGTATTTTATGATTACCACAAGTAACCACTGCATTACCACCTGTCGCTGCAACATATTTTGCTGCTTGAGCTTCTGATTGTAAACCTGAATCTGTTACTAACCAACCTTTTGTTGAATCTATAAAAACTAATGTTACCGCAAGACCCTCTTGGATTAAAGGCACATTAGTTGCATCACCACCAATCTTATCTGAACCATTTGGAACAAGTGTTAAATTTTTTGCGGGGAAAGTTCCTGCATAATCTTTAAATCCAACAACTGCTCCAGCAACTCCTGCAGGAAGATTAACATTAAAACCACTCCCGCTTGATGTGTCTACAAAATATCCTTCACCAGCAACGGCTGTAAAAGTTGTTGTCTTAACTGTTGTTTGCCAATTAACAGCACCTGTTGCTCCAAAACCATTTGCAGTTCCATTATTTGTAATTGTTACACCACTAGGAATTGTAAATGTATCTCCACTATCTCCTAATGTAGTTGTACCACACGCTGTTCTTGGACTAATTTTATTTACTTTTATTTCACTCATAATTTACCTATTGAAATTTATACCTTATTATTACCACACCAGATCCTCCATTACCACCAGCTGCTCCATTCATAGTTGCGCCTCCGCCACCACCGGTATTACATGTTCCTGCAGTTCCTGAAGGTCCACCACCACCTGATCCACCTGCTCCACAACCTGGATTTCCACCACCTGCACCTCCACCTGCTCTTGCTGTTGCAGATCCATTAATACTTGTAGTTGCACCGGCTCCACCTGCTCCACCAATACAAGGAGAAGCTTGACCATTTTGTCCAACTGCCGTGGCTCCTCCACCACCTGCGCCAGGATTGTCTGGAGGACTTCCTGTAGCTATTTTGTTGTTACTTCCACCATTGCTACCTTGTGATGGAGTTACTGGTGGTGTATTTCCTGCTGCGCCACAACCATGACCTCCTGGTGTGCCTGTTCCACCACCACCACCACCACCTGATCCACCTGTGGCAGCGGGACTAACTGGTACACCTGGTCCATTGTGACCACCTTTACCACCTCCCGTAGATGTTATTGTTGAAAAAATTGAATTTGCACCACTAGTACCAGTTGCGCTAGTGCTAGCACCTGAACCACCACCACCAACTGTAATTGGAAATGATGTTGCTGTTACTGTAATTCTATTTCCTGGCGTTGGATAACCATCTAAAGGACTGGCTGTATACGGACTATTACCAGGAGATTTTAATTCTCTAAAACCTCCAGCTCCACCGCCACCCCCAGCATTACTTGTTGGATAACTATGTCCACCACCACCGCCTCCAGCAACTACTAAATATGAAACTATATTTTCTGGTGCACAACTTGCTGCCTGGCTAACTGCAAAAGTGCCTGGTCCTGTAAATGTGTGAATTTTATCATTACCACAAGTAGTTATTGAACCACCAGTCGCCACTATAAAAGCTTTACCTGCAATATCTGAACTATCATCTTGAGTTGCTACCCAACCTTGTGTTGCGTCTACATAAACTAAAACAATAGATGCTCCATTGGTCGTTACAACTACATCTGCAGCACTGCCTCCATTGATTGGAGAGCCACCTCTACCGATCGTTAAATTAGCTGTTGCAAAATTTCCGTTGTAATCTTTAACAGCCACAATATTTCCAGCACTTGGTGATGATGGTAATGTCATTGTCACTGCTCCTGAAGCTGCAGTGTCTACAAAATAACCTTCACCATTCGCTGCTGTAAAAGAAGTTGTTTTTTTAGTTGTTTGCCAATCAACAGTTCCTGTTCTACCAAAACCTGTTTGTGTTG